TAATTTTGCACCGCTCAGGCCCGGATGAACCCAGGAGCCTGGATCAGAATTCTCTGACATCACTCTCCAAGTAAACAATTGACCACTCGCTCTTTTACCACCCAATGGTTTCTGTATCCTAGTTAAGCCCTTTAAATATCGGTGAGTTTCTCCACCTTTTGGCACTCTAGCTACAGATCCCGATGCTGGTTTACCGGTTGCTAATTTAACCATTCTATCTAAACCATATTTTTTAACTGTTTTACGCAGTTCTTTCTTTAAATTCTCTCTTGATGCTTTTCCAGAATATGCAAGTGTAGCCGCACTTGACAGTGAATGTCTAAAAGGTATTGTTATATATCTATTACCGTCTTTACTTACCTTAGCTTTTGATCCGCCCAACCAACCCGGTCTTGCTGATTTCATATCAAATGAATCCATTCCAAATTCAAAAGAGTTTGGCATTTTACCAACTAATTGAATTTCGAATATACTCGATGTTCCCTCAACTCTAGTCTTAAAACTCTCTGCTTTTCTAAGACCATTTATATACTCTTGCCTTGATGTTTTTAATCTGTTTTGTGCTAAACGTATCCACTCTGCTTGTGAAGCCTTTGCCACACCTGCAACCGCAGTTCTAAAGGCTTCAATAGTTGACTCTTCTAGAGTTGTTATATTGATTCCTAAATCATCTAATTTAGCCTTAACAGATATATTCACTATATAGGCTCCTTATTTCCAGATCTTTCTGCCATATAATCCCACCTAATCACAGCATGTTGTGGAAGATTGACAGGTCTTTTTTCTTTTGACTTAAAACTCTCATAATAATAACGATTCTCATGAACAGTTTCTAACACTCTGAATGTTGGTATCACAGGATATGAAATTGAATATAATTTTCCTGATACTGGTTTAGCAGATGTTAACCAAGTTAAATTCCTATTGTCTATTCTATAATGAGTATCTTTTATATATTTGTTACCGTTCTTGTCTAACAAGTAATACGGTGTATCGCATGATGCAGCTGGAGTGTATCTTAATTTATCTGTATTTCCAGATCCTCTTTCTACTATCTGATTAAAAATAGAAGAGAAATCAAGAACCTCTATCTTCCACCAATAATAAAGTCTCATATCTTTTTTAAAAGTAATTAAAGCGTCTTTAACGTCCCATACGCCTTGAACTTGTGCATCTTTATTATGTTTTATAGATTGAATTACTGCCCAGACTTCTTGGCACTCTTCATCTAAATCAACTACTTCATCACCACCGCAAATATCACACCCTAAAGCGTGATTAGTTCCGCCAAGATCTGTTCTATTTGGACATAACACAGAAGGAATTACTCTGACCATAATACCCTGATCTTCTACTAAACGATCTATCTCTGGGATATTAAAGTCTATCCTGCCGGGTTTTCCCTTTCTTTTCGGATAAGTATTTTGACTAGCGAAATCTGACATCTACACCACCACTAACTGTAATCCCAAATAATTATTTCTTAACTTAGTTAAGTCATTCTTTATTTGTTTCTCATATTGTAAAATTCTAGCACCATATCCTGCATTAGTCGCAGAAGAAGTTGTTCCAATAGATTGAGATATTCCGTCAAGGCTGATAGATTTATTAGCTATACCCGCACCGGCTATCAAGTCTCCCGCTATATTTAAAGGTCCCAAAGCAGCCTTCATTCCTATTAATTCTTTTATATTCATTGGAATTTTACCTCTGGCGAATCCAGCTCTATAAGTTATCTGCATTACATGAGGTACATATGAAATTCCAGAATACAATAGTGGTATATATGAACCTCCCTGAGATAAAAGAATTGAACTGAATGTTCCTTGTGTTGGGAATAAATTGACATGCCCACCGACTGATTCAGCTCTATACCAACTAGGATCGAATTCTAAATAAGTTGTGCTCAACGGAAATTGAATCTGTACACTTGAAACAGATTGTACTGGATACTTAAACAATTTCACAAAATTATATTGGATATAATCTTGTAATCTATAATCATGTTTCTCTATAAATTCTTGTTCACAAAGTTTAATACCGCCTAATTCAGTTTCAAACCATTGTTGAGCAGATCTTATATAAAATTCGAATAACGCCTCTGGAAATGGATCACCATCATCATTGGTCATATCAACGCCAAATAAAAATATATCCCTTAATTCTTGTGGAGTAATTATAAGATCTTCTTGAAGGACTCTTTTATTTGATGCCTCAACGGTCATATAGTCCTCCTTTCTAACATCCGTTTGATGTTATTTTTTTACAAATAACTTTTAACGCCTGTCCTATTGTTACATTAGCACCAGTTCCATCTGCATCATGTGTAACTATCACCGTTCCACAAATCATTTCAGCAGTCTGAGTTGGTGTTAAATTTATTTCTATTATTCCTAGTGGTTCGCTTACCACTAGAACTGCTGGAGAAGTTAGCAAAGTAAGAGTTAAATTAGCTGGACTTGCTGGTACTTCTACTGATATTTTTTTTGCGACATCTGAAGATATTGTGAAAGGTTCTTTACAATCAATAGACTTATTATATGTCATTAACTGCATTCGAAGAGTTTTTGTCTCTCCCTGATAAAATTCCCATTTATCTGTGAAACAACTCATACTGTCTCCATTATAACTTCAATCGGCTGGTTTGCTATCATTGTAACTTCAACCGGTTGATTATCAATCATTGTTATCTCTACTAATTCCATTCTCTCTCACTAATAAGCTAAATCAATAGTCTGTTTTCTTAATCTTTCAAACTCCGCACAAGAACTATTATGAAACTGATACTGCATTTTATCAGCCTCTTCTGGAGTTATATCAAAATAAAACTTCGCCTTACCTGGTCTTAACTTTTCAACCTTAACTAATCTATTACTTCCACATTCTATGGTCTGCAAGTAAGTAGCGAACAAATAGTTCACCGTATAATACACCTATTGCACCTCTGTTAATTGAACAAATGACCCAGTGGACGTATATTTAAGATACTGAAAACCTCTCGAAACTATAATGATAGGAGTATCTGTTGGTAAATATGTATCAGCAGAAGCGGCTACAGCAGACGCTACATCTGTATTATCATTAGTTAACAAGAAATGAGTATCTCCATCTGAAATCATTCTATATGCCTTATTTCTAACAAGACTTATACTTCCTAGAGGAGCGGGTACGCTATTAATCGGTGCTAAAGTTCTCTTATTCACGCTGTCATAAGCAATAATTATAGGTCCAGGTATAACTTTTTTAGCCCTAGAAAGTTTAGAATGTTCTGCAAAATCTACACCGCCAATATCCAATGGAAATCTGGGATCATTGTCGTAGGTCATTGGGTTTACTCCTTACTTACTTCTAGTAAATTTTGGGCGCTCTTTATCAGGTTGTATTATTTTTGGTTCTTCAATTTCTTTTTTTGAAATCACTTTTTTTGGCTCAGCTTTAACTTCGATCGCTTCTTTTTGTTTTGGCTTTTTAGAAAAATCTATCCACCCACTATTTTTAAGCACCTGAATTATTGCTTCATCAGAAATTTCAAGAACGCCCTCTTCAGTTACTTCCCTATTTTCTTTACCTAGCGCAAGAACTGATACTTTGCCTTCATAATCTTTATTATATAGTTTCATCAAACACATCCTTTCAATCTAAGACGGGTGAGGTTTTAAGGCCTCACCCTAAACTTAACAAATTTTAGTTAGCCTAATTGTGGCTCACCTAATTTGCCGATATTTTTGATTATAACCCATCCTCTAGGACGGAAAACAATCGGTGTACTGTAATACAACTGCATCCAACGGATACTTGATGCTACAGTAGCTAGAGGGAATTTTAACATTGGAGAAAGTTCTCTAAGTGTAAGAACTGACTCATCCAACTGTCCAATATATGCTGTACCATGACCTGGAAGATTTTCGTTTCCGTCCAAGAAATTAGTAGTAGCACCTGCTGAAGCGATTTCAGCAATTAGATGCTGTGGACCTGCAACTCCGTCTACAATATTTGATCTATAAACTCTGTAACCCTGAGTTAGATCATTACCACTTACTGCACCCCTTGTGATAACAATTTTAACTTCAGCAGAACCAGCAGCAGCAACTACGGCAGTAGCAGAACCGGCAACGCCAGCACTTTCACCGCTCTTAGAGATAGCTGAAATTGTATATACATAAGATGCATATTCATCAGCAGCGAAACCTCTAGAAGTTGATACAGCTTGAACTGTTACAACGCCTGATACTGGAGCTGTAGGAGCAGCTGAATTATCAGCTACGATAGGAGCTATCTGATCTACTCTTAGGAATACGTCTGGACGCATTTGAACAACACCACCGTTAGATCGAACTTTATCAACTACGAAACCTACCTGATTATCTGCACCAACTGGAATACTATAACGACCTTTAGCAAAAAATGATTTACTAAAATCATGATGATTCGTATGGTTTAAATAACAATGTGTAGGATACATGTAGTTATCCATAAGAACTCTTGATGCTTCTTGGAAAACGCTTTCTGTTAGAGGTTTTCCTCTAAGGTCAAGAACGTGTTCTGTTGAAGTATCAGGTTTTCCGTCACCTGCGGTATCAGCATCAGCATAACCACTAAGTAACTGAGAATTAATACCATTAAATGCTTCTGCAATAACAGAAGAATTAGCTCCGAAAAGAGACTCTTCTATTCTTTCTAACATCCACATAGCACCGTTCTTTGTTTCAAGAGCGACTACATTACCATGTGCAGGTTTTACAAGTAGCATTGGATGTGTGATTTCTCTGGTTGAACCACAGAATTTCACGAACTGAACTTTTCTTTGATAAGAGCTATCTTCTGTTCTTGGAAGTCCACCCTCATTAATAAAAAAGCCACCTTTTCCACCATATTTGCTGAGTAGATTATACTCTTCAACGGTGTTATAGGCTTTTGATTTTGGAATATCGTTATAAAAAACAATATTCTTCATCATAAAAGAAACTATCTTTAGTGTTGCCTCTAGAGACTCTACTCTAAGAGCTCCACCATCTGCCTGAGCTGAAGGATCGGTTCCGTAACCAGCAGAAAGAGCTTTATTCATATCCGCTACTTCTTGCTGAGAGGAAATGCCGAATCCATCCCCATGACCTTCAAACTGTTTAGGATCTATCATTGGAAAAAACATTTTTTACCCCCTCTTAATTCAAAGCCTGTTTTAGTTTAGAAACCAATTCGGGACGGATATAATTTCCGCTCTCGAACCCGATTACATCCATATCATTCGCATCACCTGATTTCACTAAGTCACAAAGTACACTTGAGATCTGTGATTTTGCTACTTGTGGATTCTGTGATAACGACTTAAACATTGGTTCTTGATTATCATCTTTTAGTCCGTTTTCAAAAGTTCTGTCAACGGGCTGACCTGATTTAACCACAACTTCTGCCTTTGGTTCTGTGGCAGGAGCATTTTCAATAACACCAATTTTTTCACAGATTGCTTTTAGAACTACGCCTAATTTAGCCTGTGAATCACTAATATCATTAACTGCTTTTGAAAGTTCATCGTAAGCGTCTGAGTGTGCCTCATCGCTTTTAACTACTCTTTCATTTAAGCTGTCAATAACCTCACCTGTATGATCTACAAGTGATTTTAAGAAATCTGATACGTCTATCTTTGTTTGAATCTCTTCTGGAAGTTCATCAACGAAAGATTTTTCTGCATCTTCTTCTTTTTCTTTGTCTTTGCCCTCTGGTGCTTCGTCGGACATTTTCTTTTTCATATGACCTCCACTAAGATCTGATCCCTCTGGTCCTGATGCACCAGCTTGATCCAAATCTTTTGATGCCTTTTCAACATCATCTTCTTCCTCCAGTCTAATACTTAGATCCTGGAGTGCTTTTTCAACCAATTCTTTTGTAATCTTCATATTAAGCCTCCAATGCCTTAAAGAATAAGATCCAATTTGTTCAATGAATCGGAAACTTTATCGGCATAATCACTATCTCCGCCTGTATCACCGCTATCAGCGTCTAACTTTGCTGTTAGAGCCTGAATAGCATCAATGAGAGCGTCCTGATTCGCTAACATTTGCTCAACGGTGGCACTTGGAGCATCATGAATAGTTACCTTACCTAATTCCCGACGACCTACTTGTTCACTCATTATTACCTCCCTAGTCTATATAGATAAGTTATTAGATTAGCAGCGTCATCCTCGTCGAGATTCTTCTGCGTTTCTAAAACAATATCCATTGCTTTTACAAGATCCTCTAATTCTAAAGCCCTAATTAGAGCTTTTAATTTTTTATCTTTTTTATTCTTCATATTGTCTTTAACATCACTCTCTAAATCCTCTGATCTTAATGCTCCTCCTCCACTTTGAGAAGCTGGACTTGCACCACATCCTGCGGATAAAGATTTCATTGCTATATCTTCTTCATAAAATGACTTAGTTAAAATTTCCCATGTTGCTTCTGTATTAACTGGGCAATTTGTTATTGCCACATTTCTTATCTTTGCTTTTTCTATTACTTTATTGGCTCTACGTTTTACTTTACCCTCAATAGAAAATCCTAATCTACGATCAGGAGTTTTTTGTAATGCTTTAGCCAATTCCCAAATACCGTCTGCTCTCTTAGTGCCTTTTACGATATATCCCTTACAAGTCCATCCTTCTGTACCTTGTTTTAAATCACCTTTTAAAACACTTATGTCTTTATGATATTCTACTGATTCTGGATAACCTACAATTGATGATGTGTCTTGAGAATGGTTATCATTGAAATGACCTACTTTAAGGAAGTCTTGAAAGTCTAATCCCTTAGCTACTACAGATTCACCCTGTCTATCAACGCTTTGACTAGACATAATTCCTGTGATCTGTCTGGAATTGTATTCGTCTTCTTTATTTGATTTTTGTATGAATTGTACGTCTGGCAACCAGACTCGGAAATCATTCTCTGATATAAAAAAATTTTGTTCCATTTAAAGACTCCGCCTGTTCGTGCTTCTCTAACTACCCCTTCAAACACGAGTCTTTTGTTAGAACAAAGAAAAACTATACTATAACTTTTAGTTTAGCACAAGTTCTTTTTATCGTCAATTTCATAAATAAAAGTATCTTGTAAACTTCTTAATAAATTTTCATCTACCGGTACTTCAATGCCACAAGATTTGCAAATAGCAAACATACCATCCTTATTCCACTTTATTATTTTGGCTCTTAATTTAGCCTCAGTCTTATAAGACTTAATAATATCAGCATTGCAACCATGACATTTCAGATCTGCCTTATTGACCATTTCTCAACCTTTTTATTTTTGTTATAAGACTTTTCTTCATTTCACTTTCAGTAAAATAAGACTTTTTAAATACTTTCTCTTTACTATCTACATACAATATATAAGACTTTTTAACTTTTTTCTTCAATTCTGCATCAATAAAAGGAATCAAGGCCACTGGATCTATTATTTTATTTTTAATTATGTTTTTGAAATCCATTTCGGCCTTGAAAATATCCTTCGGATCAATGCCAAGTTCTGACATTTTTGATCTTGGTATATCTACTAATTGATCGGCACCGCCTCTCATTTGTATATACTTTCTAATAGCGGATATTGCAATACCCTCTTGAGGATGTGCCTGTGATCCTAAATTTATAGATTGACCTATATCCGCCCCTCT